TTAAATCCACTACGGACAATAGTCTGAATTATGAGACACTGTTGAAACGGGTTTATTACAAATATCTCTCGTATCTGACGCCGGAACATAGAGTGTCCCCCGAGACAAAGAAGGCGATTTCGGATGATGCGGTTGCTGCTGCTGCTGCTGGTGCTGGAGGAACATTTAATGACTGTCTGGCAGCTGCGATTGGCATGTGTGATAAAACCAAATCGTATTCCATCATTTGCGCGGTGGCAATTGCAACAAGAGCGTTTATTGCGAATAGAGCTACTGCGATTGGAGGCAACGCAGCGGCCAGGTTGACGGGGTTGTTTACCACCATTGATTTCGCTGCTGCTGCTGGTGGTGGTGGTGGTGGTCCCAATGTCGATGTTAAAGCCGCAATTGCAGCCTATTTGAATATTCCGAATCCAGCACTTAATGGCATTGTGCAGGACCAGTTAAATCCGTTGATTGGCGCAGCATGCGCTGCAGGAAACGCGGTGTATGCTGCTGCCAAACGGGGAATCACACAAGTTGTCATCGCGAATCCAAACGCATCCGGCGATGATGGAATTTCAGCAATTGGGGCGGCGGCGGATTCAGAAATAAACAATCAAACCAATTTTGCAGCATTCATGTATGATAACAGCACGCTGCTGAGTTTGATGAAATACAGCGACCAGGCGCAATCCATTGATGCGGCGTCTGTTACCAATAACCCTCCTCCCCAAATAAATCCCAACGTTCAATCCAATTTGCTGCCGTATGCCGACTATTTGAAAACGCTTTACAAACGTCCTAATCCTAATTTGGAGCAGCAATCCCAAACCCAGGTGCAGTTGGAAGAACAGAAGTTTGACGAGATGGACGATGAAATGCTCTACGCAGTTTGCGGTCCGGTGTTTTTTAATTATGACTGGATATTCAAGCAGCATCCGGAATTAATAAAGTACATTTTGGGAGTGGAACGCAAACCGGACCCCAGAACAATAAACAATGAATGGATGCCATCGCGGCCAGACCCGTTGACCGGCAACGTGTATTACATTAACCGTGCTCCAACCAATCCCGAGTATCCCAAAATGCGGTTTGATAATCCAAAAAAAAATGCATTGTCAACCACACCCAGGCAAGAAACATTTGTTGGTGCGGCAAACGCCAGAGGAGTCGAAACAATCTCCTGGGCAGAAAGGTACGTGTCCCCTGAACAAGCAAAGGTGGAAACCACTTTGACAAATTTGACAGTGAGGGCTAATGCCGCTAATGCGGATGCCAATGCCATGGTTGCCAATGGCGCGATTAGGGCTACTGCTACTATGCCTGCAAATTTCCAGATGGGAACGAATGTGGCTCAAGCATACATCACTATTGGTGGCGGTGGCGGTGGTGCTCCCACGCAAAACGACATTAATGCAAGATACAATTGGGCCTTCCCTGGATATTACCGGTATGAATTAACCCAAACTGTTAAGATGGATGCACAACCGAATGCATACACAAATCGTTATTATCAATTGATGCGTCCTCATAATTCCGATGTTCAGGATTACACTCAGCCGAATTTGCCCACGGCATATCCGCCGCCTTTACCGTTCATTGTGCCGCCAATGCGCGGGCCGGACGACACGTGCATGATTCATGTGTGGCTGCCGGACCTGAGTTCCCAAAACAGCCCATCATTCGCAAAGTTCATGTCCATGTCAAGTGGAGCCAATGGAACAAAGACTCTGAATAGAAATGCATATCAGGATTGTGTGTATAAAATGGTGCAACTGATTTTTAAAACTGCAAAAAGAAATGCCAGTGAAAATACGGGGTCTGGTTCTTCTGGAACTTCTGGTTCTTATGGTTCTTATGGTTCTGGATATGGTTATGGTTCTTCTGGTTCCGGATATGGTTCTGGATATGGTTCCGGATATGGTTCCGGATATGGTTCCGGATATGGTTCTAGCTCTGCTTCCAAAAGGCGCATTTGCATTAAAATCATGGCCATTGGCTACGACCTCGCAGATAGAAATTTGAAGGAGATAACCAATGCGGATGACCGCGCATTTATTGGCGATGCATTTTTCTTTGCGGTTAGAGACTACAGCATGCTGTTTGAACAGGACAACATTTCAGTGGCAGTGTATTACGACATCGTAAAACAGCCGAATGTCAAGCAGCGATACGATGATTATGCCGCTCAGCGCAAATCACAAACATTGCGCATCAATCCGGACCCGAGGGCTGCGTCGTTAACTTTAAATTTACAAATTAGACCGTCCGATGAGTTTTTCACACTCCGGTATCCAAATCAATTGAATGAGAGCGACTTATTGTATTTTGTGGATTATTGCAGCAATCCGCGCGCGGTCATTGGAAATTCCGGTGAATGGCCAGAAAACATTGAAGAAATCATGGACCAGGCCATTGGAACACCCGCTCAATGTCAGCCATTGATACAATGCCTCAGAGATGCATTTGCGCAAATTGATCCATTGTATGCTGAACGTGGCATAAAAGAAAAAATGGAATACATTGCAAATAGTTTGAATGCATGGAATATGCGACGACAACCGGGCCTAGCACAAGTCGTGATGACCCAACCAGAAATGGTGCGGGAATACAAGGACACATTTCATGCGGCTGCAAACACCGGATTGCGTGATGCAGGAATTGCGGCGGCAGCGGCAGCGGCAGGAGCGGCAGCAATCCATTCAGACCCGGTCAACCTCAACGTTGCCTGGTGGAACGAGCCAAATAGCTACATTCCGCGCAATGCTTACATGAGTTCGTTTGATGAACATGTCATGGTTTTGCACAACATATTGAGTGATTCGTACAACGTTGATAACCAGGCTGCACCAGCGGCGGCATCCGCATTCGTGAATCCCACTTTCCAATTTCGGCGCCCCAATACAACCGCGAATCCCCCAAATGTACCAAATGTAAGTGAAAATTATGGACCTTACATGCCGAATGACGCAGCTGCAGTTCCACGAGACAAGATGGTCTTTGAAAACACGGTTTATGCTTACACGCAAGCCAAAAAGATACTCACTCTATTGTCAAAAATGTATGACAATGTTCAAATAACCCGCGAGAATAATCAAAGAATTCAAGCGGCACTGAATGCGCTCAATGCGCTGCCAATTGATTTTTCATGGTCCATGGATGCCAAATTTGCAGCAGCGGTGGGCGAAGGCGCGTTCATTCCGAATTCAAGTGCTCTGCACAATGCGTTCATATGCCCTAAATTGATGGACCCCACCGAATGGAAATTCGAGGATTTCGAAGACGTTGCGATTCGCAAAGTGGATGGTGCCGACCCGGTCATGCCCTCGCAATTGAAACTACTGGTGGACAAAAAAACACAGGGTATGGGTATGGGCATGGGCCAGAGACAGAGTGGTGGCAAAGGCACCAGCAATAGCATCATCATGCTTTCAAAGCAGCCCAGAATTGCCACATTGAAGAAAAATTTCGGCATCATTTTGGAAAACTTGTTTCACAAGAATGCGCCGTTTTCATATCAGGGAAAGGTCATGCGGTTTAATAATTACGCGTGGCCCGACCAGCACCTCTATTACAAAATGCGGATGCGAAATGATAGCGCGCTCACGCAACAACAAACTTCATCCGACTCGTACTATTCATATTCCGCAAATGCAAACAGGCCCATTGATTTTGCGGACCTAATGGGCCTTCGTCCACAGTCCGGAAGTTGCATCGGATTCCCCCTATTTGCAGTTCAACTGATGTTCTACCTGTTTGAAGGCAACATTGCGGACATCAAGGGCATGGACATGGCGCGTCTCTCGTGCGCGTTGGACGGAAACATGTTTAAAACCAATGTGCAAATTGTGTGGGAGCAAATGATGGAGAATTTCAAACTGCATCAACAAAATTTTACGACAATGCACCTGTTGAACCGACTGGAATACACAATGGACAAGCAAACGTATGATTATGTCGCATATTTTGATGGTGACGACCCCGCCAACCCTGTGCCTCCAATCCACTCCGCAACCATTTTAATGAATTGCACAAAAGCCGCCACAAATCCCACCCTCAAAACAACCAATTATGAAAAACTGAAAAAGATAAATGAACAAATTCCGGCCAGTGTATTGGCCACAAACGGAGAATTGTACAATTCGCCACCACCCATTGTGGGGGGTGCATTGCCTTCAATTCCACTTCCAAACCGCGTGTACAATTCAATTAAATCTTTGGTGGCAATCGCGGAAGCATTCAATGATGTGGAACTGCATGGGGCTGCCGGTGTTCCTTTCGATCAGGCTTCTATCACCAACATGTCAAATTTGTTGACTCGCCTGACGAATGCGGATAGCACTGGGCCAGTGGCACGCTATGCGTCGCAGCCTATAACTTCGGGACCTGCGCGCATTGGATGGAACGCCGCCAATCAATCCGAAAGCACGATGCTCTACATGAACACAACCGCAATGGTTAACGGTTCGGCTAAAAACATAACTCGGGCTTTGACCACGTTAAAGCCAGGCGATGAAATCATAATCACCGCAACCGGTGCCAAACAAACGTGGACCGTGTCTGGACCCCCCGTCGTCAATCCGAAATTTGCACAGGTCATGAATGTTCCGGTGTCATATTTCAGATTAATGTCCAATGTGTTCTCGAAAAATATTCCGAACAATGCGCCGTTGAAAGTGGAATTGCAGCGATTTACGCATGAAGCATTGGATTAAATTGCAATCAAAATAAAATATTAATAATTTATATAATCATAAATTAGTAATCGAACAATCGCCCCCTCAACAACCCAATAACAATGGCTTGCAAACTTGCTGCGTGCACGGAGAAAAGCACCAATTCAAGCATGCCGTCTCAATCCGTCATAATTGGTTCCATCGTGGGCCTCGGGCTGGCTTATTTAGCATTCTCTCATTTTTCAAAGCGTAAATAAATTATGCATGAAAATGAATTCATTTATTCAAGGCATTGCATTTATTCAAGGCATTGCATTTATCCAAGGCATTCGATGAATTGTTTCATGCGCACAAATATGGTTTTCATCATGGTGCCAATTGCCTTGTCTACGAACGGCGGAATGGGAAGGACGTCATCGGGTTTGGACATTTGCAATTTGAATTTGTAGTGGAATTGGATGACGTGTCCGTCCGGCTGCACATGAATCGTGATGTTGGAGTTGTCCGAATCGATTTGTTCGGCGCGTTTGGGAATGAGGTGTTTCAGCAAGGGCGTTGCGGTTCCCGTTTTAGGAACATTTGCGCTGCCAATGTGAATGATTTGGGATTGGTATTGTTCTTGTGTTTGCGTGGACTGATTTGATTGATTTTGATTTAGTAAATGCGGCATGTCTGTGTAAACGTGCGTGTATCTCTCGCCCAGTCCCATGATGCTCTTGAAAATGAACAGGAGTTCCGCGCGCGATGGGTCAGCCGGGTCCGGATAATCGATGTGATACGAATCAAACAGGTCCTTGTTCAATTCATACATCATCTTGTAAATGTCAAATGTCAGCAGCGCGTCAATGCGTATTTTGGGATTGCACGCCCGAAATTCAATCAAATACATGTGCTTGGACTTGTCTCTGCTCAAATACACGGAATCCTTGTCGCACGTCATGACAAATTTCTCCTTATCTGGTTCCATTATCTCTCGGATGTCGGGCCAAAAATATAAATATACTGATTGAAATCTATTTATATTGTTTATTCTATAAAAATGCATGCACAATTACGAATCGGGACATGCACGGGGTTCGAGGTTCGAGTTCCTAAATATTGAATCCTAAATGTCAAGTGCCAAACTCACGGTGTTTTTATCCGACCTTTGGCGGCGCTTGCTCTTGTGCGGCAGGTTGTCATTCTGCAGCTCCTTCAGGTCTGAAATGCTGATGGTGCTGGTCTTGTCATCTGCGGCGGATGCTGATTCTTGCTGCTGCGGTTGTTGCTGTTGTTGCTGTGGTTGTTGTTGTTGCTGTTGTTGTGGTTGCACTTGTATGGTTTTGGTCTTAAGACCAGAGAGAATGTTGGAGATGTCGGTGGGACCGCGCATGTCGGGACGCTTGGACACGGTCACTGGATTGCTGCTGCTGCTGCTGCTGCTGCTGCTGCTGCTGCTGCTGCTGCTGCTACTGTTGCGCGCTGCGCTCAAATCGGGGCGATTGGATGGCATTGGAGGCGCCGCAGTGTTGTTCCCAGAGCGAAACGGCGTGCCGGAATCCGAATTGGGGTCGCGCACGCTGGTCGGAACTGGTGGTGGTGGTGGGCGCTGGTTAGGAATGTAGGGGGGCGCCTGGCGCGAAGGAGCTGATTGTGTGGGGGGCGGGCCCTGGCCCTGACCCTGGGGAGGCCCTTGTCCCATCAAATCCCCCATGAAGTTGCCGAATCCGGGGCGATTCTGGGACATGGAATTCACGGCCGCCGCAGTAAACTGCTGCATGAGCTCCGGGTTCTGCCGCATGATGTCATCCATGCCCGGCATGGCCGATTTGAACATGGTGTTGGTCATGTGCAGCATGATGGCGCTGCCACCCAGCTGGAACAGCAGCTTGAGCTCGGGTGCCATCTTTGCCTTGGACTTGTACTTGTCATGCAGCTCCGAGAAAATTTCGTCGTAGTCGTCAATGTTCTCATTGACCTGCTCGCTCCAGCCGTCCAGCTTCAGGTCGAACGGGTCAAACTTATTGTTCAAGTACTCAATGCCGGTAATAACAGACATCAGCATTTTGCCTTGGAATTTCACGCTGTTGCGCCGCTCGCGCTCCTCCAAATGCGTCTCGTATTCGCCCTTCATTTCCGCCAGGGATGACTCCATGGAGTATTTTTTTGTCAGCGTGATGCCCTTCTGCTCCAAATCCTCCAGCTTGCGCAGATACTTGAACTTCTCGCGCAACAACTCCTCTTTGGTCATTTGTGGCTGGTTGTCCACGGGTGCATCCGGATTGAGCGGCACATTGTTGAATTTGCCAAACCCGTCCCACGTTTTTTTGTCATCGTCGGCGGATGCGGTTGAACTGCCTAAATTGAACCCGCCACCACTGCTGCCGCCACCACCACCACCACCACCACCACCAAAGCTTTCACCCGCGTCATCTCTGAATGACACGCTATGCCCACCATTTGAACCACTTGACCCACTTGAGCCAATGCCGCTAAAAAACAGGGACTTGCTTGAAGACGAACTCGGCACCGTGATGTCGCTTAATTCGTTCAATTCGGCTTCCAGCGCATTCAGGTCGCCGATGTCAATGTCTCCGCCACCGCTCTTACCGCCGCCGCCGCCTTTTAGTTTGTCGTTCATCAGGAATTCAAGACCGCCTCCAAAATTAGAAGACTTGCGTGAATCGCTGGACAAATTCGAAATGTCAATGACCTCTTCCATTTTGCAATACAATGCAGTTGATTGTGGTTCCTATTCTTATGTTTAATTTATATCTTTTAAGTTTAAATCATACGCAATATAAATTAAATTGTTGACCCCAATGTCCAATGTCTATAAATTTCGAAATTCTCTCTTTGCATCATCCGCATCATCATCATTTGCACAACCACCACATGCCCTGCAAAAAACAGTCGGCCAGGTCATCCTTCTTCTTGTGTTTCTCGAACTTCATCGCCATCAATGGTACACTTGCAATCAATGACCGTGTGATTTCAATGCTGCGCTTTTTGCGGTCGGCATAACATCCCTCGTCTTTGTCTTCCCCCGTTGAAAAGGGCTTCAATTTGTTCGTGGCCGATATGAACCGAATGTCCGGAACCCCGCGCATGATGAAGTACTGGGTAATCATGCCCTGCAGCGTTTTCATGCGGGTGGCCAGCGTGCTCAGCTGGTTCTCAATGATGACGACGTCAATCCCGGATGCCAGATGCGGCGTCGCATCAAACCGCTGGTGCATGTTTCGGCCAATGGTGATTAAATCCAACGATGCTGCAGAAACCACCTTCTTCTTTGTGTCGACGGCAACCAAGAACTCGGCCTGCAAAGCACTGGTTATGTGCTGCAACAACTTCACTTTACTCTTATTACATTTCTCAGGAATGGGAATCGAGAGATATTCAGCAGAAAATGCCTTCAACTCTTCCAGAGCCATTTTTTTAAGGGATTTCACTGGTATTAACAATGGCATCTTGTGTCCCGATGCATTCGCATGCCTTGTGCAGTAATGGGTTTGAGTCATTGTTGCATCAGCATCCGGGGCGGAGTGCATGAATTTGGCAGTAAATTTACATCCGGCACTGGAACACGCGGGCGCTGCCACAACGGGTGCATTCGTGTCAGCTGCATCGCACAAATTGACGGTGTCCCAGGCCACAATCGAAAGCTGGTGCATCATGGACTCTGGAGTGGCATTTGCTGATGCATTTGCCAAGTCGTATTCAAACAAACAGTACGCCAGATTCTTCATGCCCACATCAATACTGAGCATTCTCATTTTTCAATGGTGTGATTTATGGATTTTATGTTGTAGTAAATACAAACAATGCGCGTGTGTTTAATATGTAATCCCCGAATTGTATAAAACCAAAATAAAATAAATTGGGTTAATGTATAACCCACTCCACACATAATCAATGTCGCAAATGCATTCAAAAAAAAGAGGCGGGAAATGGTCAATGAAATACAAACGAAGAATTGATTGCAACGCCCCTCGCGGATTCTCACAACGTCAGTATTGCAAATACGGACGACGCAAAACATCAAAGAAATGAAGGGGATGGGATTGCAATTAAATTAATTGGCCGCGGGATATCCCTGCATGAGCAGCTCGTTTTGGGTGATGACGGGGGAAATCATGCGTGCCTGCAGCTGATGGCGAGACAGGTAGTAATTCTTCAGGTCGCTGGTTTCGTAGCCGAATGGCTGGCTGTTGTCGAGCACGCTGGCAAACACGTAAGGCACGTTGCGCTGCGGTTGCATCGGATTGCTGGTGTCATACACACAGTTGCCGCACTGATTGCACGCCTCCACCTGGTTTGCCTGCATGATTTGCGTGGCATTGTGTGTCAGATACTGGCGGTACTGAGAGTTGGACTTTACGCCGGCCTGTTCCTTAATGCGCTCGTTGATGACGGCACCGGGCTGCCAATCGGCATAATTGCGCCCGTCGGCCATGATTGGCGGGAAATTGAAATGGATGTTGTTGGAACCCGCATAGCACGTTCCCCAGCTCATTTTATTTATGAGTAATTCGTGTAATGTATGATATAATGCTTGTATAATAATTATATTATATTATTTGATTATTTGATTATTTGATTAATTTCTCTCGAATGCATTTATTGCAATTGGGTTCCATTGCGGATTGGGATTGGGGCAGATGATAAACAACATGTGCGCATGATGCGTTCGGTCACGAGGTACGGGTCCAGATTGGCCGCGGGGCGTCGGTCTTCTAAATATCCGTGCCCTTGATTTGCAACGTGTCGGGGGATGCGGATGCTGCACCCGCGGTCGCTGATGCCCCACGTGCACTCGTGCATGGAACTGGTTTCGTGAAGCCCTGTCATGCGCTCCTCATTGTGTTCGCCGTAAACTGCCATGTGCTCCGCGTGATTGGCCTGCAATTTGGTGCATGCCGTCTTAATTGCATCCATCGCTTCCCTTGTCGCATCGGTAGATTCGGTGTTGGAACCCCGCATTGTCGCCGTGCTAAAATTCGTATGGCCACCCGACCCGTTCCAGGTGCGCAACGGTTTGGGGTGAAACGTGGCACAGCATCCGTGCTCTTCGGTGATGCGCCTTAAGATGTAGCGCGCCATCCACAGCTGGTCCGACACTTGGAGTGCGGTCAAAGGGCCAACTTGGAACTCCCACTGTGATGCAGTCACTTCCGCATTGGTGCCGCATATTTCAATGCCGGCATAAATGCATGCCTGCAGGTGTTGATCCACAATTTTCCGACCGAAGCAGCGATCACCGCCCACACCGCAGTAATACGGGCCCTGGCCTCCACACCCGGGATTGCATTGACAGGCCCACTGATATGGAAATTCCTTTGTGCTGTCAAACAGTATGTATTCTTGCTCAATCCCGAAGAGCGGTTCTTCGGCGGCACACGCGGTCTCGGTTTGCGCGCATCGGACGCGCGCATTTGTGGCATGTGGCGTGCCGTCCTTGTTGTAACAGTCGCAGAGCACTAGCCAGGCCATCAAGGACGCCGGCACCATTGCCGAGTTCTTAAAAAATGGGTTTGAATAAAGCGCAACGGGGCGAATGAGCACGTCGCTGTCGGTTCCGGTGGCTTGCCCGGTGGACGAGCCGTCAAACGACCATTCCCAACGACCGGGGTCGGACACAATGCAATCAATGTTCATGCTTTCCTCCAGTTTCACTACTCGGGTTTTACTGCGCATATCACCGTCGGCATCTATCCACACATATTCCAGAATGTGTTTCATTTGATTTGAGAGAAAATGATTCATACAAACATGTGTGATCATTCTTTTAAATTGTTATTGTTAGTTGGTTGATTTGATTTGATTTGATTTGATTTGATTTGATTTGATTTGTTCATTGTAGAAGCTGAACGAGGTCCTTCTTCTTCAATTTATTCAGGTCGGCATCCTCGCCACCTAAACCGCGTTCCTTGGCCACCTGACGCAACGCAGGCACGGACATGTTCGAATAATTCAATTGAATGGATTGATTGGCCTTCTTTGCATTGCTGGCGCC